AACAATTTATCTGAAGATAATACATTGTCAATGAGTGCATCATATAATCTTAATCTAACAAATCCATTATTTGTTGATCCAAATAACAATGTTTATAATTTAAGATCAGATTCTCCATGTATTGATTATGGAACTAAATTAACGGATTATGATTTTTATAATTTAGAAAGAACAAATAGTGATATAGGAGCAATTGATTGATATTATGAAGAAAATCCTATCTCTCCTGTTTTTACAGTAGAAAGATCTGGATATTCTGAAAATAAAAAAATAAATTACGAGAATGTAAGAAAAATAGTAGAGGATGAGTTGACAAAGATTATAAATGAATTTAAAAAAGATCCGCTAAATAATTATAAATTGGTAGAAAAATGAATTTATGATAATGTCAAAAATAATCAGGGTAATAATATTATATCAATTCCTTTTGCCTCGTATGCTTATAAATTACTACAAAACAACGTGGATTTTGAAACATATTTTACATATTTGTTAAAAGACGTGGTTTTTGATGATAAATATTCGGCAGAAAATACGAGAAAACCGCAAATTTATCCATCAAAAACAATAAATGTGTATAAGTTATATTGTGATTTTAATATATCAGATCAAGATATATCAAAAAATATTATATCATGAATTTTGTCGCAAAAATCAATAGAGTTATGAACAGAAAAAAACACAATATATGATCAACCAGCACCTCCTCAGATTTTAAATTTAAGAATAAGAGTGTTAGAGTCAACAGAAAGATATCCAGAAAAAATAAAACAGAGAAAAGCATCAAAATCACTTGACTCTAAGATGTAGAATTGCTATATTGTAAGAAATGATAGGGGTAGTTATGAATTCAGAGAACTATTATGCTGTACTTGGATTAAAAAGCAATTGTTATTGATTTGATATAAAAAAAGCTTATAGAAAAAAAGCGAAAGAAAATCATCCTGATAAAGGAGGATCTGACGAATCATTTAAAATTATAGAGAGAGCTTTTAAAAATTTAAATGATCAAGATTTACGAATCAAATACGATGTTTGTAATTCTTATTCTGATACAAATTTAAAGACAAATATTATAGAAACTAAAATGAGTGTAAGACAAATTGTTTATGGAGAACCTTTAGAAGTTTCGTTTTTTAAAAAATCATTCTGTGATTGTGGGTTTGAAAAAGACTGTAAATTTTGCGAAGGAGGTGGTATAAAAGAAGAAGAAGTCTTTTTGGTTCTAAGAGATACTAAAAAATATTATCATGGAATGAGAATAATATTAAATGAAGCTGGAAATGTTGATAGATACGGTAGAAAAGAAAATGTTATTTTGGTTTTATCTTTCGAATTATCAGGTGGCTACAAACTTAGTGAGTTTGAAAATTCTTTGATTTATTTTATGAATTTTAATTTTGATGATATAAAGTCCATAATTTATGATAATAAAATTCATATAAATTTACCAAACTTGAATTTTTTCTCAATACCTCTTGACAATATTGATGAGAATAGCTATATTGCTGTTAATGAAAGGCTGAAAATAAAATTAATAATAACCATAAGTAACGTAAAACAGTTTTTAACATCAAATTTCAAACAACAAACAACAAACAACAAACAACTAAGGAGAATGTAAAATGAACATTAACGACATCATGAATGCACAGATTGATTTTGATAAGGTAGAAAAAGAGCTTGAGAAAATTTCTGCCGTAGCAAATAATCAAAAAGCAAGATGAAAGCCAACAGCAGGTCAGACAAAGATTAGATTGCTTCCATACATCCACAGATTAGATTTCCCAATTACCATATTAAATTTTCACTATAAGTTAGGAAAATTTTCCTGATGTCTATCTAATGAAGGCAAACCATGCCCAGCGTGTGATGCATCAAAGAAAATTGCTATTGAGGGAAAAGACAATCCTTCTTTTGCAAAGTTAGCCAAAGAGCTTAGGGCGCAAGAAAGATGGTTTGCTCCTGTTATTGTTAGAGGAAAAGAGGATGAGGGAGTTAAGATTTGGGACTTCTCTAAGACGGTATATGAAGAGATCTTGGGTTTGTTAAAAAATACAAATGGAAAGATCACCAACGTAAAAGAAGGTTGTGACATTATTATAACTCATACACCTGCACCAAAGGGCGGAAAGAGCGAATATGCAAAGACAAAGGTTGAAATAGACTTTCAGATGTTTACTAAACCTCAACCAGTAATTCCAAATATTTCTGAAATTATGACCTTACTAGAAGCTACTCCAAAAATTGAGTCTTTGTTCCCACAATCTACTGCTACCGATATTGAAGAGGCTGTAAAGAACTTCATTGACGGACATGACGAGGATGAGGCAGCAGAAGAAACACAAGAGTCGTCTGATACAATTAGCACACAACAACCAGAAGAAGCTCCTCAACCAAAGAAGCAAAAATCTCAGAAGAAAGAACCAGAATTTGATATTAATAATCTTGGTGACGAGTTAGAGAATCTTCTTGGCGACTTAAATTAAGAGGCATAAATGATAAAGAAGAACGAGGGAGGCAATAGCAAAACTATTGCCTCCATCACTCAAGACATAAATAAGCTTATGAAAATGGGTGATATAGCATTTAATTTTGGAGAAGAGAATCCTTTAGAAATTAAGCAATGATTTTCTACCGGAATTCCTATGCTTGATATTATTATGAGAGGAAGTTTTGGAGAAGGAGATAATAACGGAGGAGTTCCTGCTGGCAGATATATTAAAATAGATGGCGAGTCTGGTGGTGGAAAAAGTTTTATTGGGTGAAATATAGCTTCTGATTGTATTAGAAAAGGTGGTATTGTGCTTTATTTTGACATCGAAAAAGCTATTACAGAGGAATTTGCTGAAGCTATTAAGATTCCAAGAGAGGGAGTTGTTCTTGTTCCATATGTCGAAACTCTAGAGAAGATTTTCCAAATTATAGGAATCTTTGTAAAAAAAGTTATAGAAGAGAATATTCCTCATGCAGTGATTGTAATTGACTCTATTACGGCAATGATGACAGAAGATGAAATAGAATCAGATGATGAGATTGGCGCTTCAAATTACGGACGAAAAGCTAAGTTGCTAGGGGAAGTCTTGAGGAAGTTGTCAAGATATTTGGCACAACATAATATCACGGTAATAATGTTAAATCAACTTAGAGCAAATCTCAAGAAAGCTAATATGTATGACGATGATTGGATGGTTCCTACGGCAGTAGCTCAGGATTTTTGGTCACAAATTACTCTTAGAGTTTATAAATCATCATTGCTAAAAACAGAAAAAATGATTACGGGACAAAAATTAAGAATTGTTACAAAGAAATCTAGATATACTGCTCATGGAAAAGAAATTAAGGTAGACTTAGATTTTAAAACCGGATTGCAAAATGAAGGTGCTATATTTGAGGCATTAAAAGCTATCAAAAAAGTTCTTCCTGCCGGATCAAAGGGAAATAAAATAGTCTTAGATAATGGAAAAGAATATGCTTTTAAAGCAGATGATTTTAAACAAGTTTATCAAGAAAATCAAGACCTAAGAGATTATTGTATTAAATCAATTGAGGCCACATACGAAAAGGGCGATTGATACAGTATGGATCAGGATCAGGTGATGAGTGATAAAATTAAATCTCAAAATATAAAAGATCTTCTTGGATTAGATTCTTTAGTTACAAAAGAAGAAGAAAAAGATGGAGAATAAAAAAATTCTTGCTATTGATGGTTCTAATATGGCTTTTAGATATCTATCAATCCCAAATCCAACATATCCACCTCTTGTTTCTATGTTAAACTATATCTGCAAGCTAATAGTAAAATTAAAACCAGACGAAGTTTTTATAGCATGAGAGGGTTTGGATTCGAGAAAAGAAAGGTGTAAGCTGTATCCAGAATATAAAGCAAACAGAGAAGAATTAAGAAAAAAAGATAGCGTAAAGAAGGTTTTGGAAGGAATGCAATTGTTTGAATATGAAGTTGGTAAAGCTCTTCCTGTTAGGCAGTTGAAAATAGATCATCTTGAAGCTGACGACTCTATTGCTTTATTGTCGCGATATTACTATACTAACGATCAACACTCGGCAACAATACTCGTATCATCCGATCAAGACTATTTACAATTAATAAATGATCGAGTATTTATTTGAAACGCACAAAAAAATAAATTATTTACTCAAAAAACTTTTCATGAATCGTATTTAATAAAGAATCCAAAGAATTATGTTTGATTTAAAGCAATTCATGGTGATGAGGGAGATAATATTCATGGAATAAAGGGAGTTGGAGTTAAAACTTGTCAAAAACTTTTTGCAGATATCTTAGATTCTGATAAAGAATGGACATGAGATGAAGTAAGAGAAAGGCTTACGGTTATAAAAAAACCATACGATGAAAATCAAATCTGAATCTATCATAAAATAATTCAGCTTGACTCGTCTCTCTCATTAAACGGCTTATCAAACATAACAAGAATCTTAAATTCCGATTATGATTATGAATTTTCCGAGAGAGAGTTTTCTTCAATCATGGAAAGTGTTCATTCTGGATTTCCAAAATTTAGTACAAAAATGTTATCTACTATATCTATGTCATTAAACGAGTTTATAGTAAGAAAACAAATGAAGAAAAGTTTAAAGGAGTTAAATATAAATGGTTCAATCGCTTAAAGATTATGGAACGCCTTTCTTAAAAAAGTTATTTAAATTATTAATAGAAGACAGAACATTTTTCATCACCATATCAAGCGTACTAAATCCAGATTACTTTGTAGAAGATAGGTATAAGCTTTTATATAAAGTGTTATTTAGTCATTTTGAAAAATATCATTCGATACCATCATATGAAACGTTAGAATCTGTATTTTCACATATCAAAGATATGGACTCAAAAGAGTCTATGATCAAATTAACAGAAGAAATTAAAGAAATAGATTATGTTGATATGCAATATATCAAGGATGAAACAATATTATTCTGTAGACATCAAACATTAAAAAGTTATATTATAACATCAACTCAGAAACTAAAAGTTCATGATTATGAAGGTATCGAAGCTGATATGATGAACGCTATAAAAAAGATAGATTTAGATCATAATTTAGATCATAATTATTGAGATGATTTTGATGATAGAGTTGAGAATGTTAGAAAAGGTATTGTTCCTACTGGATGGAAAGCTTTAGATGAAGTTTTGCATGGAGGATTAGGAGCGGGAGAATTGGGTATTTTAATCGCACCACCTGGCTACGGAAAATCGTATAGCTTAATAAATATTGCATGTGGAGGCGTTTCTGATGGGAAAAATGTAATATATTATTCGTTGGAATTGTCACAATTAAATCTTGGACTTAGAGCGGATGCTTATTTTTCTGGATTTAAGGTAGATCAAATTATAAACGAGAGAGATCTCGTAAAAAAGACTCTTAATGAAAAAAGAAACGGCATGGGTAATCTAATTATAAGAAGATTTCCTACAAAATCAAAGACTGTGGCACAATTAAAAGCGTACACAAATAGGCTGATGGCAACAGGATTTAAAGCAGATCTTGTGGTAGTTGATTATGGAGATCTTATAAAGCCTACAAATTATTCAGATGAAAAAAGACATGCGGTAGAATCTATTTACGAAGAGTTAAGACAATGAGCGGGAGAATCAGAAATTCCATGTTGAAGCGCAAGCCAGAGTAATAGAAATTCTCTGTCAAAAGAATACATTTCAATTGAAGATTTCGCGGAGTCATTTAATAAAGCAATGGTAGCAGATGTTGTGATAGGTCAAACAAGAACACCAATTCAGAAATTGCAAAATGAGGCTACGTTTTACTTAGCAAAATCAAGATTGGGTCAAGATGGAATTTTCTTTGAGGGAGTCTTTGATACGGCATATAATAAAATTGCAATATCTGAGGTAGGAGAGGATAGAGTAAGAGAATTGTCGGGACATGGAAAAGGAACTAAAGCAAAAATTACAAAAGACGAAAAAGCTAAATTAAAAGATCTCTTAAACGGAGGTAATTAATGGATTTGTTAATAAAAGGAATAGATACGGACTTCGAAATTAAAAAATCAGATATTCATTGAACAGATGCTTTTAAATTAATGGAAGATATTTCTTTTGATATTAAGTATGGAAAACAAAAAGGATCATTGTTTGTTTTTAAATTGAACGCAGATGCTTCGATATTATATGAAACAGGAACTGGAGATAAAGAAATGGTGTCAACAGATCTTTATTATAGAATGCAAAGAAGAAATCCAGGGTTAATAAAAAAAATTAAATCAATCACAGGAGAATAATTATGGATCATTCTGCTTATGATGTTGATGATAGAAGATATGCTTCCGTTGTTGTGAGCAAAATTACTCAATTGGCATGAGATATTTCTTGAATCGATTTAAGAGGACTTGAAGAATTATTACAGTTTGCAAAGGATGCAAAAGAGCATTATAAAATTTTAAACAAGGAGAGTTAATTATGAAGACTTTTGAATGGTATGATGTAAATGTTGAATTTGAAATTGAATCAGATGATGGAAAGATCAAGACAGTTAAAGAAACGTATTTGGTCAATGCTCTTTCTCCAACTGAAGCAGAGGCAAATTTTAATAAGTTTGCAGAAGAAAGACAATTTCATGATTTTAGAGTAAAAAAGGCAGTAGAAAAGAAGTATATTGATGTCATTGGAAGATAAAAATAAAATAGTAGAATTATATGAGCAATGCTTGAGAGAGCATTGCTCGTCTTTTTTACAATCGGACAACACGTTGTCTTTCGGGGACTTGGCAGTTACAACCACATTTGCTATATTGCTGCTCAAGAATACAATTCAGTTAGATGGAACCGTAGAAAATATATTGGAAAGAACAAAAAGAGAATTTGAAGTTATAAACGGAGAATAAAATGTTAGATAAGATAAATTATATTAACCTCCATCAGCACAGTATGTACAGTTTAATGGATGGGGTCTCAAAATATCAGGATTATTGTGATTTTATTAAAGAAAACAATACATATCCCGCTATGGCCGCTACAGAGCATGGAATTTTTTCTGGGACACTGGACTTTATTGACACTTGTAATAAAAATAACATCAAGCCGATTGTTGGTTGTGAAATTTATATGACAACAGAATCCATTTGGCAAAGTTATTTAACAGGAGGAGATGCTCCTCAAAGATATCATTTAGTCATTCTTTGCAAAAATTTACAAGGTTATAAGGATTTGATTGGTATGAACAATGAGGCTATTCGTAATGGAATGGTCTATGTTAGTAGAATTAAACGTTGGTATGTCCTTATAACGCCCGAATTATTGAGCAAGTGGAATAATGGCAACTGGATCGTTTCGAACGCTTGTCTTGGTTCCTACGCAATACATCCATATACTTTTGGCGATGATCTAAAGGAAACGGTAAACAGAGTTGGTTTCTTAAGAGAATTATTTAAAGATGATTATTATTTTGAGTTTCAAGTTCTTAATTGCTCTGAGCAAAAAAAGATGAACGAAATTCAATGTAAAATAATGTCTAAACTTCCAAATCAAAAAGCTATTGTAACAAGCGATGCTCATTATTTAAGAAAAGAGCAAGGTATCTTAAGAGATATCATGATGGCAATGAACTGGAAAGTTTCTCTCTCAATGTTTAGACATCTAAATCAAGAGAAGAGAAATACTGAAGAGCAAATGGATATCTATCTCAGAACAAATGAACAGATGTTACATGAATATTATGAATATGAACATAACTTAATTATTCCAGAAAATATATTCGCCGAGTCTTGCGATAATACAATTAAAATAGCTGATAGCATCGAACCATTTTCTTTAAACAAAGTTCAGGACTTAGATGTTGTTAAAGAATATTTTGATGGAGATACAAACGAAATTCTTCTGACTGAGTGTAAAAATGGATTGATGAAAATTAAAGATAAGATAGATGATCCCAAGAAATATGTTGAGGTATTAAAGAAGGAATATGAAGTTATTAAAGAGAAGAATTTTGCTCCATACTTCTTGGCATTAAAGAAAACACTCTCGGAATTTGAAAAAAGAGATGTTTGGACTGGAGTGGGGAGGGGATCAAGCTCAAGTTTTCTTATCAACTATCTTCTTGGAATAACAAAAGTAGATCCTATTAAATATGGATTGATGTCAGAAAGGTTTTTGTCACCAGACAGAGATACCGCACCAGACATTGATACAGATTGTGAAGATCGTAAAGCTGCTTATGACATTTTTCAGTACTGTTTTCCAAATCATGAAGTTTTGCTTATCTCAAACAAAGCGACACTTGCTGTAAAAAACTTAATGAAATATGTATGGAAAACATTAGATATTTGCTATCCAAATCCAGACGGAGCGATTGAGTCATCTGATGCCATTTCAAAACATCTTGATGCTAACTATAATGTATTAAAGCTTACACTAGAAGAGTTTTTAGAAGATCCTTTTGTAAGTGAGCAAATAGAAAATTATGAGTTGGTGCATAGAGATATTTCTTTAAGAGAAATTATGAGATCGCTATATAAAAATTTAAGCGGAATCTCCGTACATGCTGGTGGATTAATTATTACTGAAAAAAATGAAAATATTATTCCTCTTGTTCCATTAATGGATAATGATGTCGCTCCATATGCATCAGCTTTTAGTGAATCTGGAGCAATCAAAGAGCTTGAATCAATAGGTCAGATTAAGTTTGATATGCTTGGGTTGGCAAATCTAAGGATGATGCACAGATGTGTTGATACTATATCAAAATCATTAAATATTCCAAAAGAGGATATTTTAAAAAATATAGATCCTGAGTTTATGAACTTAAATGATAATAACATATTTGAGAATTTCAGAAAAGGATACACTCAAGGAATTTTTCAATTCTCGTCAGACGGAATGGTTGAGTTATTGAAAAGAATGAAAGTTGATAAAGTAGAAGATTTGTCATTATGTAATGCTGCTTTTCGACCTGGGCCTTTGGCTGGGGGACTTCATGAACTCTTAATAGCAGCAAAACAAGATATAAATTCGGTAAAAAGAAATTATAGTGAAAAATTATGGAGTATAATTTCTGAACATTTAGAAATATCTTACGGAGTTCTTGTTTATGAAGAGAGTGCTATGAAAGTTGGTCAAGCAATTGGAGATTTTTCGCCAAAGCAGTTAAACAACTTCAGAAAGTTTTTAAAGGACGGAAAGGTCGTAAAACTAGCCAATCCAGAAAAACATGCAAAATTAGAAAAAGAATTTCATGCTCAGTTTGTAGAAAAAGGTATTGAGAAAGGTATCGAAAAGAAAGAACTTGAAGAGTTTTGGATAATGCTTGAACAGTTTTCTGAATATTCATTTAACTGTAGCCATTCCGTGAATTATTCTATACTCGCAGTTCAAACACAATTCTTTAATACTTATTATCCCGGATTTTGGTACGCAGCAGTTCTAAATGAGACTTCTGATCCAATTAAAGAACTTCCTTTGATTATGAAACAAGCAAAAGAAAGAGGTCTAAATTATACATTCAGAGTTCCTAGAATCGATAATATAAATTCTTCTTATACATTTAAACCAAACAACAATGATTCAAAAGAAGGAACTATTTATATTGGAATGAATGATATTAAGGGTATTGGAGAAAAGGCAACGGATGCATTAAAATCAGATGTATTCCAAAATGCAAAAATAGAATCTGTTAAAGATATTGTAGATTTGGCTCAAGCAAATAAATTTAGAGCAATCACAATAAAGACTCTTTTGACTTTGGCAAATATTGGAATGCTTGATATTCTTGGAACAAAAGAAGAAGTTAGGGCGCAGATCTTAATTGAAAAAGATAAAGAATATAGGATAGAGGAATCATCAACGGGAAAGAGATCTAAATATCGTCCAATGACAATTCAGGAGGCTATGGAAAAGGATCAAAAGGATAATGGAACAGGAAACTTGTTCTTTTGGCAAGCAGAGCAGGAAGCTCTAGGAATTTCATTATCTGATAATCCAGCATCACATTTGATTGAAAAAGTTAAAACAATCAGAAAAGATAAAAACTATATGCAATATTATGTTGATGCAGGAATTGTTTTGGAGGTAGAAAACAAGTTATCAAAGAATCAAACAAGATATTATACCATAAAAATGAGTTCTATTATAAAAGACGAGACAATTGATTTGTTTATTTGGGAAAAGCAATTTAAGCATATTGGCGAAAATGTATTAAAAAACATTCGTAAATATGGAACTATACTAATTTTTGCACACGAAAATACGTGAAAACAGAATTCTTATAATATTGATGATATTATAATGGTCAATTAAAACTATATAATAAGTAGAATCATAAGGACAGAGACTGATCCTCTTTTCTGAAACCTGTTTAAGTAAGATTACTTATGATTTACTTATCAAACATATCTAAACAGGAGATCTTCAAAATGGATAATCAAAGCATTACTGGAATTATTTACAAAACAACCAATCTTATCAATGGAAAGATTTATGTAGGGCAGACAATAAGAGAAAAAAAAGATAATTATTATGGTTCTGGATTTTGAATAAAAAGAGCTATAAGTAAATATGGATTATCTGCTTTTTCAAAAGAGACATTGGAAGAGGTTTTTGATTGAGAGATTTTGGATCAAAGAGAAATTTTTTGAATAGAGGCATTAAGCGCCACAAATAAATTAATTGGATATAACATATCACCAGGGGGATTTGGCAAAACAAGAATAGTTAGTGAGGAAACTAGAAAAAAAATTAGCCAAGCGAAAACTGGCTATAAATATCCTCCTGAATTTGGAGAAAAAATGAGAAAAATAGTAATGGGTAGACCTGGATGGAATAAGGGTAAGAAAATGACAGAAGAATTTAGAAAAAAAGTAAGCGATGGTCATAAAGGTCAAATTCCTTGAATTTTAGGAAAATCTCACACAGACGAAGCAAAATTAAAAATATCAAAAGCGGGAAAGGGAAGGGTAGTATCAGAAGATACAAGAAAAAAAATGATAAATTCGCAAAAAAATAGACCGCCGATTTCATATGAAACTAAGTGAAAGAAAAGTAGACATATTAAATGCATAGAAACGGGCGAAGTTTTTATGAACGCACGAGAAGCGGTAGAGAAAATGAATTTTAAGTGTTGTTATGATACATTAATATGAAGAATGAAAAGGGGAAAAGAAACAGAAGGGTTTCATTTTGAATATATTGACGATTTAATTGTTGTAAATTAAAGGAGGATTAAAAATGACTAGACAAGAATTTCAAATGGAATTGTGTGAAAATTTTGAGAATTTTGCATATGATTTATTGGATAACGCTTCCTATGATGAAGTAAAATCTATTTTGGACATGGACTGAAACGATGTTGCTGAAGAGATTTATGGTGTTATTTATTCTATTTTGCGAGAAAAAGAAAAAGCCGAAAGGGAGATATAATATGGATAATAAAAAAGTAGAAGTAAAAGATCGTTATGAAATTTATAAGAAAGAAATTGAAAATCTAAAAGAGAACACAAAAGGAATGGATCAATTTTATAGTCAGTTTCTTATGATGAAAGCTTTGATGAAGAAGTTAGGTCATAATCCAACTTGGTTATTAAACAGTCACGATGAAGCCGGAAATCCAATAGAGTTGGAAAAGAGAAAGTTTTTATTAAGACAAACCATTGATGCCATCTTTGAAGAGAATGTAGAAATGCTCAGAGAATTGGATTGGAAACATTGGAAGAAATATAAGACAGAAGATCTTTGGTATATGAATGAAGAAAAGAAAGAAAATCTTCTTGATGAAATTGTTGATATGTTGCATTTTATTTATCAATTTGCTATATTACTTGGGTATGATTCTGATGATGTGCATATGGCATTTATGGTAAAGCATATTGAAAATTTTGGGAGACAAGATCGTGGTTACTAGAAAATTCTGAACAATAGAAGAAAAATATTATTATTTAAAAAATGAAATAGAAAATCTAGTTACAGTACTAGAAGATTGGCATTATGAAGAAAATGTTAATGTAGTAACACAAATTCAAGAAATAAAAGATAGAATAAAAAAAATATTGGAAGAAATAAATAATTAAGGAATGAAATGAATCAAATGACTTTCGATTTATTGAAGAAACATTTTCCATTTGAAAAAATGAGATTAGAACAAGAAATTGTTTTAAAAAAAATAGCCGAAGAGTGGTCTAGTAAAAAATTTCATGTGTTGGCGCTTCCGTGCGGTGTTGGAAAATCCCCCTTGGCCGTAGCAATTGGAAATGCAGTAAGAGAATTGGAAAAAAAAGCAGTTGTTACCACTCCTTTAAAAATTCTTCAAAAACAATATTCAAAAGATTTTTCTGATGATAAGTTTAGAATGAAAGAGGTGATGGGGAGAAACAATTATATGTGTAACAATCCTCTTGGGGCGCAACATGGATTCACTTGCGCTGATGGGCCGGGATTCTTGTCCAAGGATGATTGCCCACATTGCCCTTATGTAAAGGCTAGGAACGCAGCAAGCGAAGCTCAAATTGCATTGCTCAACACAACATATTATGTTCATACCAAAAGATCTCCTTATTTTAATGATAGAAAGGTTTTGATTGTAGACGAAGGCCATAATATATCAGAAGAACTCGTATCAATGTGCGAGGTAAAAATCAATAACTTTGCAATAAGAAGAGCATTCAGAGATCCCAATGTATCTATTCCAGAACTTAATTCATTAAAAGAATACTCGGAATGGTTAAATAAGGTATTAGAAGTTTGCACAAAATATATTGGAAATATTAATCATGAACTCGAATCTTTTAATGTAGAAGCATCAAATGTTGCTTATTATAAAACAAGAGTTTCTGAGATGGAGAAGTTTGTTCAATTAAAAACAAAAATTGAAAGATACTTAGATTATTCTCATCTTGAGTGGGTCTGGCAATACCAAAAAGACGAGAAAGATGATAAGAGAACCTTTATATCGCTAAAACCTCTGTCAACTCATGAATTTGCTTATGATTATATTTTTAGTGGTATGGATAAAGTTATCTTAATGTCAGCAACATTTTTAAGTAAGAAACAAACATGCAGAGATCTTGGAATAAAAGAAGAGGATACTCAATGGATAGAAGTTGACTCTCCTTTTCCAATAGAAAATCATAGATTTATAAGAAGTTACGCAGGAAGCTTGAATTATAAAGAGATCAAAAAAACTTTACCGAAATTGATGGTTATTCTTCAAAAAATAATTGATATTCATAAGGATCATAAAGGAATTATACACGCAAATTCATTTGCTATTTCTGAATATATTGAATCAACAATTAAGAATGATAGATTATTGATTCAAAAACAAGGACAACCAGCTTCTGAAATTTTGAAAATCCATCATGAGAGAAAAGATCCTACAATTATAGTATCTCCGTCAATGACAGAAGGTGTCGATCTATTTGACGATTTAAGTAGATGGCAGATTATAGTTAAACTACCATTCTTATTTTTAGGTGATAAGTACATAAAAACAAAAGCAGAAAAATATCCAGAGTGGTATTCTGCAAATATGGTAACAACATTTGTTCAGGCAATGGGAAGAAGTATAAGAAATTCAAATGATTGGGCGGTAACATATTGTACAGATCCTACGTTTGATTATTTTATTGGACAGAAAGCAAAGAACGAAGGATTGTTACCAAGTCATATAAAGAAAATTATAGGAGTTTAGAATGGAGCATAAGAGAGTCTGATTAAATATAGATCAGGTAAAAAAAGAAGATTCAGAGGTAAAAATTGAAAAGGATGAGTTTAAAGTTCTTGAGAGAATGGCGAGAACATATTTAGAAGATACTGTGATGGTACAACCATATACTTTCTTAACAAACAAAAATAACAGAAAACAAAGATTTATTTTGGCAGATAATCAAAATCATTATTTAGATTTTGATATGTACGAGATTGTTGCTGGTAGCAAAATTAAATTATTTACTATATTTTCCTCTCAATTTAAATCTTATTGACCAACAATTTCTGATTTAAATAATTATGGATTAAATTGTTATAATAGAGAAGGTAAAATTGGGATCACGTTCGATTGACTAAAAAATGATGAAGAAGGAATTGAAAAGGATAGTGAGATAGAAAAAGCAACAGAATTATTAAAATTCATGAGGAGTTAATTATGATTCAAACGATTATTTTCAATAATTATAAATATACCTATCTATATAATTATAACACATCAGGAGATTTTTCTATTCCTGATTTCCAATTAATTCAAGTCGAGGAGATAGAGGAAGGTGCCAGCAACTAGTCAGAAGCAAAAAAGGTTTATGAATGTCGTGAGACTTTATAAACAGGGAAAAATAAAAAATGTAGGAGATGCTGTAAAAAAAGCAGCAGAGTCAATGAATCAGGATCAGGTTAACGATTTTGCTTTTACAAAAGGTGAGTTGCCAGAAAAATCTCCAAAAAAGAAAAAAGACAATCTTAACTTAGAGCTATGAGCAGAAGAGAATCTTGTTGAAGATATATGATCTATTATTTACGAAGAAACAATGGTTCCAAATTGATTGCAAGATATTCCTATAGAAACAAGATATAAAATATTATCAGATGATCTTTATTCAAACATAAATCCAAATAACGATCCTGTAATAGAAGAAGTTTATAGAAGAATAAATTGCATTAAATCTGCAAAACCATTAAGCCAATTTCCAATGGGAAAAGCAAAGAGATGACCGGGAGAGTCAGGAGCAACTTCTAGTCACGGTACTTTTATTACAGGAGAAAAGGACTATATAAAAGAACAGGGAAAAGAACCAGGACAATCTATTTTTAGCATGAGAGATTATATTAAAAAAGTTCCTTATGAAAAAAACAAAGAGTTAGAAGATTCGTTATTAGATAATGAAACAGAAACTCCTTATGAAAAAGAAAAAAGAGATAATCCAAGATCACCAAGATCTGTAGATATTTTAAGAAGAACATCAAAATCAGCTCAGGATTTAATAAAAGAGCAGATACAAAATAAATTAAAACAGCTTAAGGTAATAAAATAATGCCAAATTTAACACCGAATGTACCATTTCAAGAAAAAATTTCTGTAATGCATATGCCAAACGAATCAGCGGCACCTCCGGTAGCTTTTGTGTCTGCGTCTGGGCTTGTGATAACAGGCTCAACCTTATCAGCTTATTCTCCACCAAGAGCGTTATACTTCCCCACCGCGATAACAAATTATAGAGCATATCCAT